ATATAATTGTTGTGCGTGTTGGAAAGATGAGATTGAGATTGTTTGTGTTTTAGTACCTTCGAGGTAGACTGTTCCGACGAATTCATTCAGTGTAATAATAAAGGAGAGTTGAGATGTTGGTACAGATTCGTAGAAGGTAGCGGGTATAGCGGATGAATGGTTAATAACATTACCATTATAATCGATTTCCCCGGTGAAGGTATTATAGATTAATGGGTTGCGATAGGTAGGTAGTGCGTTACCGATGAGTTCAGCGGTTCCGATGGCATCGAAATTGGTATTACAATAGAGTAGGATATCGTTACCGTTATGTATAGCGGAGATTGAATATTTAAGGAATTGTGGGTAATCCAGATCATTTAAATCATTTTGTGGGATGGTTAGAGAGGCGATGCCTTTAGTTTGTGTATTAACTAGGTTATAGGGTGAATTAGGCAGTGAGGTATTTGATTCGTCCATCAAGTTAAGTTGTAGGTTGGATAATGATGATAGGTCGATACGTTTTTGATCATTATTTTTGACATCGAATTCGATGATATTATCGATGCCTTGGTATAATTTTATATTTCTTTGGTACATTGGTGTAAACTCCGTTATAAAGCCAGATGATAGAATATTTATGAAGAGTGGTATTCTATTTTTTAATAAATAATGTGATAGTATTTGCATTGGATTCCTATGAGATTAAGAGATAATATAGAACAAAATTTACCATTTATAAGTGTAATCAATTATGGTAATAAAGAATATATTGGTATAATAATAAATCAGGATCAGTATGTTACCTGTTTTTATGATTTAAATGCCATTAGTGATGAGGCGGATAAGTTATTATTTTTGGAGATTGGAGAGACATGGTGGTGGGAATCTAACAGGCAGATACCGATAACCATATTTTGTCGAGAATCCATTCAGCGATATAATAATATAATAAAAACATTTAACACGAAAGACGTTAGGGTTATATTAGGAACGGTTGTTAATTTAATAAATTTATCAGAAAAGAAGACTAAGAGAAAGACGGTTCAGGTAGTCAGTAATAAATTCATTTGAATAATGATAGCGGTAGCCAGAGAGATAGCATGTGCTTTTTTAAAGGCGTAGGTATCATTATTTGATGATTTAGTCCATATTTCGTTCATTATAGTATTCCAATCTTTCCCAATCAGATATTTTTTGGCTGGTCTGATCATAGCAAGGACGGCAGCTAATTGTTCCACTGAAGTCGGCTGGGTTATCTTCAGAATATCTATGTGTGTTTTCAAATGAAATAATTGATTTACAAATTTTTCGTCGAGTAAAAGGTTCCATTCTGGTTCATGCTCCAATAATTGTTCAAGGTGTTTAATATTTTCAACACCATTATACACGTTTACGTTAAGGAAGTCAATCTTAAAATAGCCGCGATTTTCTGCTTCTTTATAATGTATATTACTCATATTATTTATAATATTATGAGGAATTTCCTGAATATAAATTCCACTATTATGTTTTATTAATTTTCCATTTTTAGAAATGGATGCGTTGATATGTTTAAAGGTATCAAGAGCTTTATCTTTATTAAAGAAATCGATATCGATGTCCATATTATTCTCCTTGTTAGATTTCTTCGGTATTCCAAGCAATGATATAATTATTATAATCCTGTTCATTTTCGATATAGATAACATAATTATCAATAAACCAATCATGTTTAAAATTTTCTTCGCACCATTCAACATTTTCCTTATATTTTTCAGAAAATTTATTAAAATGGAAACCTGGATATTTATAATAATAACTATCATCTGTTAATAGATTAATGTTAGAAGAAGAAGTAATATTATTATAATTTAGTAAAATGGTGGTATGATACCAGTTTTTGATTATTTTATATTCTGGAATTTTTTGTAATCTCATATTTTTTCCTTATTAGTGAATGATTGTTGATTGGAATAGCATTAGTGGTAAATAAGATGAGAGGAATTCGCAATAGTCATTCAGTTCGTCATCATTTTTAAATCCTTTAAATCTGACGAAGATTTCATGTGTTTCGTCATCGATTAAGAAATCCACTTTTAATTCAGTATTATTTTTTATTATCATAATCCAGCTTCCTTTATTATTTTTTTTACCAGTATGGTATCAGTTTTTTGTCTATCGAATTTAAAAGACCAAAATGCTGGATTTATTATATTATGGATTGAGTTTAGTTGGACATCATCGAATCGTTGTAATAATAATTTTCCATTTTTTGAATTTAAAATAATCCAGGGTGATATTTTACCATCCTTGATATCGTACATTGCTTTGGAGGGTGAAATACTAATAAAGTAATCGAACCAATTTTCGCCAGTATTTTCACCCCAAGTAATCATATGTTGAATACTTCTTTCCAGAGCTGTTTCTACATTTTCACATCTTATCAAATCCATAATATATTTTTCATATAATGATTCGTCGCACCATTTATCAATTTTGACATTACTACTAATAATATATTTAATGAATTTATCAGTATATAAGGGTTTAACGTTATTAACGAAAGAACCAAATTTAACAAAAGCGTTATAGAATGAACTATTTTGAAAATCTTCCATTGTAATATTTTGTTTATTGGTGGATGCTTCATAAAATTTAACATATGTTTTATAGGCGATTATCACATGTTTTTCATCTTTTGCCAAGTATCTACGTTTTTTTTCACAAACATGTTTAATAAGAGTTGATTCTCTCTTAAATGTTTTGTTACAAAATTTACAAGTTAATAATAAATCCATTAGAAGAATCCAGTAGTGATGATTGTACAAAATTTATAAGTTGTTATTTTCATAATTTTTAATTAACTCGTTAATATCTTTTTTAGAATTTATCTTAATCATCATTTCCAAATCATCAATTTTCATATTTGGATAAATTTTCATTAATGATTTTAAGGTTGAATTGGTTGATTTTTTCTTAAAGGTGATCCATTGATGAAATTCTTTTTTACCTATACCGCACATGCATAATAATTTCCATAATAATTCTGGATGTTTTGACAAGGTAAAGAAATGTTTATTATAATAAGAATTGGTAGTTAATATATAATGATTAGTATTATTTGAATTAACAGAGCTGATATATCTATTCAGAATGAATAGTGATTGGTTCAAATCTTTTTTTTGTTCAGGTGTTAATTCTTTATATAGATTCATTGATTTTAGATCGACTGCTAATAATTTTTCAGCCAGTGTTAATTTCTGATTCATTATAATAATTTATCAAGTGAAATCATTTCATATTTTCTGGAAATTTTTTCAACGCAGAATACGCAATTTGGGTTTGATATATCATGTATTGGGACTGACAAAAGGAATCCATTTTCTATTTTTGGAAAGTACCAGTTAACTTCATTATAAACATTAATGATTTCGATTTTATTAAATTCTGGTCGAAAAGATGTTAATGGGTTAAAGCTAAAAGCTTCAAATCCTCTATCATTTAAGCTAGTTAACGGGATTACTTCGATATTATTACTAGTATATGGATCGCCTACGGCTATTTTCCAATGGGTAGGTAAAGTTATTTCGCCAGTATTGCCAATTTTCAGAACAATAGCTGAAGCTGTAAAAGATTCGATACCTATTAATGGTTTAAAGAAGAAATCTGGGTTATGTATGTCTGTATTATCCAGTATTGAGAATCTAAAATCATCAATTTGATCTGGTAAATTATTTAAAGAGTATGCTTTATTGTCCAGTGTTAATATGTTATTCATTTTTTGTTATTCCAATCAATTTTTGTAATACTAAAATCATAATTTGCTTCTCTATAATATTTTTTTCTTTCTGATAGATGTCTGGATGAAAATTTACAATTTGATGTAAAATCATAAACATTCACAAAATCTTTATCTTTGCCCAATCGTAATCCTCTACCAATAGTTTGTATAACGCGGACAAAACTTTTTCCAACTTCTATATAAACCAGATTATAAATTTCATTAATGGAAATTCCGGTTGAAGCAATTCCATAGGTGGCGATAAGTTTTTTATTATTAACGAATTTAAATTCATCATATTGTTTTTTTCTATCGATGGTTTTATCAGTACCGCTAATAAAAATAGAATCTGGTAAAAATTCCATTAATAGATCACCACATTCGATTCTATCCACTAATATCAATGTATTACCAGATTTTGCGATGACATCAATTGCGTCGGCAATATGTTTCATTCTACTTCTATCACTTATTAAGTATTTCAATTCTTCCTGGTAGTTTTTAAATTCATAAAATTCCAAATATTGTTTTATATGAATGTGGCATTTTGCTAAAAATCCAACTTCTTGTAAATCGGAAGCTTTAACTTCATTAACTAGTTTACCCAGAATTGTAAATATTTTTTCTGATTCATGTTCAGCTTTTGGAATAGTTCCGGTAATTCCCCATCGTATAGCGGCATTATGGCAATAATCCACTAATAAAGTTTGTAATTTTGCTCCATTGACAAGATGAGCTTCATCACAGATTACAGTTTTGACATTATGTAATAAATCAGAAATTGATAATATCTCAGTTTCAGATATTTTTTTATTTTTTTTGATTAGGACATTCAAGCTTTGCCAGGTGCATATAGTATGAGTTTTATCGAATTGTTTTCTGGAGCCATAATAAACACCAACATCCAATCCACAATTGATATAATCCTCTTCGGTTTGTTCAACCAGATTAGTATTAGGTACAATAGTTAAAGTTCGTCCGATATGTTCTACGGATTTTACCAGAGTTGCACAAAGTATAGTTTTACCGAAGGAGGTACAAAGACTTTGCATACTTTGTGTATTTTTAAAGAAAATATTAGCAGCATCGACTTGATCATCGCGTAATCTAATAACTTCACCTTCAATTCTATGTCCGGTGGGCCATTTTCTATCACCCCAAAAATCGGTTGATATATCAGATATTTTCAGATTAAGATTTTCTCGTAGATCTTCCACATCTTCGATTTGTATTTTATTTTCTTCCAGAATGTCAAGTATTTTTTCCAATTGATTAACATAACCATCCCCACTCATTGAGAATAATGAGACACATCCATCCCATCTTCCCAATTTATATTTTGGTTGATATTTAGCACCTGGAATTTCGTATTTAAAAGCATTTACCAATTTTCTTCTAATATCAATTGTTAAGCCACTGATATGTATTTTAACCTCATCCTTGATGGTTAATTTTACCATTATTATATATCCTTTTTATATTTCTGCATCATCAATTCCGGCACATTTTAATTTTATTATATTACTTAATGCGTAAGATTTTTGTTCTAATGCTTTAGTTATTCCAAGCCATTTATTTCTGAGTAGAGCAAATTCATTTATTATTTTATAAAATTCAATTACTTCAAGTTCGCCTTCTGAGAATTTTTCACAATCTTTACTGGATAATGATCGATTATATTTTTCAAGATAAAATCTAAATTTATCACTTTTTATTTTTCTCAGTTCTATATTTAGGTATTCCAAAATTGCTTCAATTTCCTGTAATTGACTAAATCTATGTTCTACGATTCCTGGCATTTCCGCTGATAGTTTTTCTACGACTCCTTTAATTTTGCATTCTCTTTTAGAGTCTGAATATTCAGTTTCGTAGAAAATCATAGCATCTGGTATTCTTGAAATATCTTTTGTTATCTCAGAATACCAATTCATCAATATAAATCCAATTCATCATCATCATCATCATCATCATCATCATCATCAAAATCTTCATCTTCTTCAAGATAGAATTTGATAGCTTCATCGAATGTCGGATCAGTACCCATACATTTTTTCAATAATGAATCACCAGTGCCGAAATCGACTAATAATTCCACATATCGTTCAGCCAAAGATGCTGGAACATTATCATTATGATCAGTAAATAATAACCATAAATCAACAATTTGGGTTTCATTTAACATCATCGTCATTTTCTCCTACTATATCATTTTCTTTTTCTTCTAATTTCATTAATTTCAATTTATCTTCAAATTCTGTCATTATCAAATCCAGAACTCCATTAGTATTTCTATTCCATGCTTTTTCAAAATATTTATGAATTTGTCCATTAACATCAACATAAATATATGAATTACCTTCTCTATTTAATAATTTTTTCTTCAGAAATAAATCAAATAATCCAGAATGTGGATCCATACCAACATCAAAAGGGATTTTAATTTCCACTTCTTCGAATGGTTTAGCATAACGTGATTTCATTATTTTGCATTTTGATCGAATACCATTTACAGTTGAGGTTTTTATACCATCCATATCTTCTTTTAGTTTAAATTTTTGCATACCAATTACAATACTGGAAGCATATATAAAACCTTGACCTCCACTAATTTTATCATCTGGATCGAAAATATTTTGACTGGAATAGGTATGATTAGTTGCTACCAAGCCGACATTATAAGTACCGAACATATTCACACAATTTCTTACCAGAGCAGTTAATGCTTTTGGTTTTCTACCCATATCGCCTTTTAAATCACCATCCTCGAATTGTTTAACATCAGTTGGAGTTAATAACATTCCCAGAGAATCAACCACGAATAATATTTTTGGCACATCCGTCATTTCTTTATATTCTTTCATAAAATCAGAAATAGTTTTTGCAACATCATCAATCATTGCCATATTCAATTTTAATAATTTATCAGGTGAAGTATCAACTCCCAATGCTTTTAACCATGATTCATCCAATGCATTTTCACTATCAATTAAAATAACAAATATATCTTGTTCTTGAGCATTTTTAATAATATTACCAGAACAAACATATGATTTGCCACTATTATGAGAACTCATACCATCACCCCAATAACGATGATTTGGATGTAATATTTCAAAATCAAAACATTCTAAATTTCCAGAATCTTCAATTTTAATAATTGTTTCATATCCATAAATAGTTTGAATAACATCACCCACTGCCAAATCATCAGCCATCATCCATTTATCATTACATAATTGAATAAGATGATTATTAGCACAAGTGGTAGTGAATGAATTGGTTGATATTGATTTTGTTGGTAGGATTCCTTTATCATACCAGCTACCAATTTTTTGATAGCCATCAGGTGTTAAAATTTCAATTTTATAATTATAACTGAAATATAAATCTTTTAATCTTTCAACTGATATATCCATATTATCAATATCATAATATATATAATCAGTTAATGTACTTTTGTGGGTAGTTGCTCTAATATTTACGGTAGCAGTACCAGTTAAACATCCAGATTCTCCGGCAACGACAGTTACCTTACCCAATGGTATACCTTTTTTAAAATCGGAGCTTATTAGATAATTTAAGGCATAAGAACCAGTTGAAATCCAGGTATCTGGATCATTAAAACCGATTCCCAAACCTTCAATACTTTTGGTGAGTGATTTTCTAAATTTTGTTAAGTCGAAACTTTTTGAAGCCATTATATATCCTTATATAGAAAAAACTAGGGTATTTTTCAACCCTAGTAGTTGGTAGAAGAGCTTTAACGATTTCTTATTTTATTAAGAATGTCAGCGGCGCGTGAATCAGAAGTAGTGGTTTCGACTGGGCTTGAGGATTCATATTCAACCACGTCTGGTAATTTACTTGAAGAAGAAGATTTATATGAAACTTCTGTGGTGGATGATTTCATTTCAATATCACTACCAGTAGGTTTATAATATTTACCCCAACGATCATTATCATATCGTTCACCATTAACTGAGGCTTCAAACATTTCTTTAATGATTGCTAATTCTTCGATACCAGGTTTTTTTGGTAAGAAATCAGCTAAATTAAATAAACCAAATTCTTCAATTTGACTTAATTCGGTTGAGGTTAATGGACGACTTTTACGTTTAAATGAAGAAGTTGTATAATCCGCATTAGTACCTTTAACACCTTTCACCAATCTGAAATCAATACCATTGACATAATCATTAGGTACTTCATCCAATTCTGGATCATTAATTCCAGCCTCAATAATTGCTTGTAATTGAGGACCGATGATAAAACGTCTGATAGGAGAATCGGGTTTAGTTTCTTCATAACTACCTTTATCAACTACAAAACCTTGATATAAGTAAGTTCTTTTTTTCCAATATACACGAGCCATTGGTTCTAATGCTGGATCGTTAAACCAAGATTTAGTTTCTGATAATATTGGACAAACTTCGTTTTTACCATACATATGCATACATGGTACTTGAACGATGACTTCTTGTGAATCACTACTCCCTTTAATGCCAGTGAATGGTAATTTAATTACGGCTTTTTCAACCCAAAAATTGATATTATTTTCATCGTTATCAGGTAAAAATCTCAAAACACATTCAGAATCCTTTGCGATATTCCAAAATGGAAATACTGCAGTATCAAATGAAGTAGTAAATGTTTTGTTATTTTTTTCTTTTAAGCCAGCTCTAATTTGTTCTAATTTAGTCATTTTTATTTCCTTATAAATATATTACTAATTTTTTATGCGTTTTTATAATCCTATACTAAGGATGGTATGAGTCTTTAACTAAAAACTCAGATAACATTATAAATCATCTGAGTTCATTAGTCAAGTTATTTATTAAATTTTTCTTAAAATTTCTTTTATTCTTGTTAATTCATGTTCATATAACTTTTTAGCAGCATCAGTCTTAAATGAATCTAATCCTTCTTTGAATTCCGGAGAGGGTGGATTATAATCTTGTATATATTTAACAACATCAGTCTTAAATGAATCTAATCCTTTTTGGAATTCCGGAGTATAATATTTCGGAGAGGGTGGATTATAATCTTGTATATATTTAGCAGCATCAGTCTTAAATGAATCTAATACTTTTTGGAATTCCGGAGATGGTGAAGGATACTGTTTCAAATTTTGATTCAAACCATCACGAATTTTAGAAGAACTTAATTCCCAAGCTTGGGCTTGTGCAGTTTTATCATCCAGAATTCCATTGGTTGGTACTGGATAACCTTTGTGTTTCAAATCTTGTTGAATTTTTAATATGTCTTGATTTGGTTGTTGTTTAGGTTGTTGTTTAGGTTGTTGTTTAGGTTTATTATTCTGAGATTGTTTAGATGAAGAAGTTGTATTAGAAGTTGGTACAGCATTACCAGAGTGATCCAAATTTTTCTTTAATGTTGGATTAATTGGAATAAATTGATTTGCTAGATCAGCAGCCACGTCTGATTGTACCTTAGTTAATGATGTATCAACAAATGGTTTATCTGGTGAAATATTTGTATTATGCTGTTCATATTTACTGATAATATATGGCACTGCCAATGGAAATCTTTTTTTCATGTCAATTATTTTAGAGCCGAGTAGTATCGCTGAATTACGAGTATTATAATAATAATTATCAGCATCTTTTTGTGCTTTTACAATATTCAATGGTGTTGGATTGGTTGATTGTACCTTGGTTGATGTATCATCAGGTGATGGTTTTCTTTTTATAGTATTATCTGGTTGGTTTTGTTTTAACAATTCCTGTGCTGATATTTTAGCCTTGTCATCTTTTGGCGTACCTGTGGTAGGTGGAATAATACCCAAATTCTCCAAGCTAGTATACTTATTGTCCAACACATCATCAAATTTAACTGGTTTTTGACTTGATGGATATGTTTGAAATTCAGCAATTTTTTCGCGTAATGAATTGATTTTTCTGCGTAATTCATTTTCAGTAATTTTTTTACCATTCATTATAATTTCCTCATTAGTCTAATGATATCAGCAACCTCATCATTTTCTTTAATGGTAGATGGTTGTTTAGGTTCTTCAGTGGGTTCTTCAGTGGGTTCTTCAGTGGGTTCTTCAGTGGGTGGTTCTTGTTCTGTTGTTGAAATTCCATCAGCGAAATCCAAATTAGATTCTATTTCTGGGTAATGTTCCAACAAATAATATTGTAATAAAGGTCTGACATCCAATTCTGGATCGATATCTTTCAATGATTCAAAAAAATCAGGAATATCAATAATATCTTTTAGGGTATTTATTGCGTTCATACCATTCACACCCACTTGAATTTCGTTAGCTAATATATCATTCAGTTGTTTTATTGAATCTGAACGTGTATCCAAATCATGACTTAGGATACCAGTATCAAATTCATTAATGAACTGTTCATATTCTTCTAATACATCTCTGTTTTTTTTATCACAAATACATTTTATTTTATGACATTTTTTACAAGTTTGTTTTTTATTATTTAATAATTTATCAGCGGAGATTTCAACAATGGGTAATGAGCTTTCATCTAATAGATTATATAGATATGGAAATACATTAGTTAATTCCTCATTAAAACTTTTAATGGTTAATCGTTCAATCCAATCATTTTTAATATCTTCTGGTATAATTTGTTTAGTTGGTTCTTTAAATGATTCGGAAAATTGTTTATAATAACTTGGACGTTGTAATGAATTAATTTCTTTTTTGATATTATCCATTCGTTCTATCACTTTTACGGTAATATTATCCATTGATTCTGAAATAATGGGTTGTCTTGCAACATAACCTTTAAATTTTTTCAATTGTGCCAATTCTTCACTTAAATTAGTAATATATTTACCAATTGAATCGTATGGATTACCATCATTATTGAGATGTTCAGCTAAAGCTCTAGCACCATGTAAATGTTTGAATGGATATTTAAAACGTTCACCCTGATTACTTTCAAGGTAAATACTTTCAATATTCATATATCTTTTTTCTGGATTAACTGATTGTTTATGTTTAATAACCATTCTAGTTTCACCTAAATTTTGATAACTTATTTTAGAAGTTCCAAATAATTTATTTTCCATTATACCGTCCTTGTTCATTTTAGAATTATAATATTCTCGTTTTTTATCCTCGTCTTTGATAGAATTTGTTATATCAGAATTCAACATTCTTTCACCACAAAATTTTCTAAGATGAGTTAATAATTTTATTATTTTTGGTGTTCTTTTGGAAATATCAATTGAGCCAACATCAATTTCGAGTCCATCGGTTTCATCCAATGTAAGAATTATATCACCTAATTTTTTACCATTTTCAGAATAATTAAATTCAAAAAATCTAGCAGTTGGGAATTTAGCTTTTTCAGTTATTTTCACGGTATTTATATCTGCTAATATCGGATGATAAGGTGATATGATATTATATATTCCAATTGCCACTTCATTTAAATCTTTTTCAACCATAATTACTCCACGTTCTCATTATCATATTTATCAATAATAGCTATTATTATTAGATATCATATAAAATGGCATTGGTGGTTCCCAATCACTATCATCGTTATCAGTTACACTCAATGAATTAAAAACTGAAACATCCCAGGTAGAAACAATAACTGCCATTCTTAAAATTAATAATACCGCCGATACCAGATCATCAGTATATCCTATTTTCGCCTTATAAGAAAATCCATGAGAAACATATACTTTCAATTCAGAAATCAATGCTCTACTATTCAATGTCATTTTATCTTCTTCCAATAAGTATTTTAATCTTGAACAGGTTGAAATTTTATTACCATAAGTGGTA